TTGTATGACGATGGCTACATTCAAGCGTGTGGCTATAATCTTTACGGAAACTATGGTATTGGCACCAATAATGCAATCAATACCAGCTTGCAGCCAGTTCTTGGCTTTATGAAGCACAAACCTGTTAAACTGTGTTCGATAGGCCGAGGCTCAGAAGCATCTTTAGGGGTGTTAACTGAAGAAGGGGTGTATTATCAATCGGGCTATGGGGGTGCTTACCAGTTGCCAACTTATCGAGAGGGAGCTAATCGAAGCAGGTCAACCATGCAACCCTTTTATTTTAGCTAGGAGATCAGATAACTATGTACGCTTACAAAATACTTAATTTACAAAACATTATTGAGCCAGCAACGACTGGGGAAAAGACTTATTTTTATATACAAAACCAATACGTTGTTTCAGCTAGTCAAGATATTGGAGGTGACGACGCTGTCGAGCTGTTAGAGTTGACAGACGAGTTGAAGCAAGAGCTGTATGCACTGAACCCAATTACTGATTTTTCGGTTGATCTTGAAAAACAATTTTTTATTTCGGCGATTCGAGAGACTCAGGTTGCATGTATTAAGAAAGAGGCTTATCGAAGAATCACTGCCGATTACCCAATCACGAAGCAGCTGAATTTGATTTATGATCAATCGTTTGAGCAAGATGCCTATAGCGCTATGGTGTCTTTCATTGAAAGCATACGTATTAAATCTAATGCGTTAGAGTTGAAAACAACAGAGACAGGGCCTCAAGAATTGATTTACCTTCAAGGCAACGCGCGCGCAACCATAAGGGTTGAAGGGGGTTCTAGTTCTGATAACATAAATTTGCAAGCCGTCGTTGTTTTGACCGACCCGCCGGTAAGAGACACACTAGCGGTAAATATTTTGTCAAGCGTAACAGGCAATGTTTGGGTGCAGGCTACTAACGCCCCCTTGGTTGCGGTATCAATAGACATAGTCGCTAACGTATCTAATAGTATTAAGTTAAGCGTAAGAATATCGGAGGGGGCTTAATGTTACAAAACGTATTAGTTGGCCCAGTGTCTTTAATCAAAGGCCAAGTAAACACCTTTGCGGAGTTACCCACCTCGGGGGTTTTGGGCGATCTGTTTGTGGTAGCTACCACCACGGGCGTTATAGGCATAAACCGAAAAGTAAAAGGATTATACCGGTGGGCGGGCACCGCTTGGGTTCTAGCGAATGGCATAGAAGCCAACAAGGTAATATATAATAACGCGGACTCCTCCCTAACCGGAAGTGATGTAAAGGCGGCTTTAGACGAGCTCGCCGCTGGCCAGATTTCAAGCATGACGGATGCAGAAATAAAAACGGGATATGAGAATAACGCAAATACAAATGCCTTTAATGACGTTCAAAAAGCAAAAGTAAATAATATCACGTTAAATCAAGCCATAGATTTAAATGCAGTTTTATTTAATGTAGCTCTGAATAACTTAAAAATCACTAATGCCGATCACACAGGGGATGTTACCGGTTCAACGGCTTTAACAATTGCCAACGGCGCAGTCGATAACTCCAAGATGGCCGACGTGGCTACTGGAGTGGTCAAGGGTAGGGTATCCTCCGGCACAGGTGATGTAGAAGATATAACAATTGCATCATTAAAAACAGCGCTGAACATTACGAAAGGCAATGTTGGTTTATCCGCGGTTCAAAACATCAACGTAAAAAACGACTGGTCACAAAACTCAGGCAAGTATATTGCTAGTTCTGAAATTAGAGCGCGGGATGGGAATGGGTTAAAGCTATATAATGATGCCGCAAATGCTGGGTTGCTAGTTACGGATTCAGGACAAGTCCAAGCAAGCAATGGTCTTCTTATGACCGGCGATTGGTTTAGAGTTAATGGAAACAATGGCATATATTGGCAAAACTACGGCGGTGGTTGGTTTATGCAAGACACCACATATATTAGAGCTTATAATAATAAAGTTATTTATACCGCTAATGATATTCGAGGGAATAGGTTTGTAGATAACAATAACACAAATAGATATATTGATGCCTCTAGTCAATCTCAACTTGAGGGAGTCACGCTTGCTAATGTACAAATCAGACGAGTTGGATTTAGAAATGGCGATCATCCAATGCTGACTTATACGCAATATGCTTATAATAATACTGCTAATTATAATACTGTTCACGGTAGACTAGATATTCATGTGGCGCAAGGTTGGAACAATGATAGTAATGTTATGCGTTTTGACAATCAGGGCTATGGCAATAAAACCGCTTATATCTATGGAAATTTGAGTGTAACAGGATCAGTATCTAAAGGTTCTGGGTCATTTGACATTGAACATCCCGATCCGGCCAAAAAAGACACGCACCGATTGCGTCATTATTTCGTGGAAACACCAAGTGCTGGAGGTAATATATATAAGTACCAAATAGAATGTGTGGCAGGGGATAATTATATTGATTTACCAGATTATTACCAATACCTTAATAAAGATAGTTTAGTTTGGGTAAATCCGGTAAAGCATTTTGGAAGGGCTTGGGGGGAAGTCGAGCCCGACAATAAACAGGTAAAAATCGTAACTGAACAAAAGGGAACTTATAACATTTTAATCTTTGGCGACCGCAAAGACGAAGTGGCGATGAAAGACTTTAACACATACGGAGTAGAATATAAAGTGAAAAACCAAACACAAAAGGAGAAAACATGACGTTAGAAAAAATAAAAAACAATTCGGAGCTAGTAAACAAATACAATTTATACTTAGCTCAGGTAGAGCTTTATAACACCCTGGCCGCAAAACACGAGTCGGAACGCGCGACTCTTACCAAAAGCCAAAAAGCAGAAATTAAGCAAAACAAACAGGAATTAAAACAGGCGATTGAAGAGTTAACTACTTGTTCTCAGTTTGAAACTACGGCGTCCGTAGGGGAAATGGACGCGTTAGTAGAGTTATTAACAAACCTGCGCGAAGAAATGAAAGAGGAGGCGTAGTTTTGTGGCACAAAAACACCCGCTTACCTATTGACGTTACAGCTACGCAAATGAAACAATGTAGGATGTGTGGACTCGTACGATAAACAAATGCTGGATAAACTATCCGAAAGGCTTCGAACCGTTGAGGTTCGGGTAGCTGAGATGCTAAGTGAATTGTCACACAAGAGCCAGGTTTTAGACGAGCACCGAAAAAACGTAAAAACCATAATGATGCGTATTAATGCGCTTTTTATTACAGGCTTATTCAGCGTTATTGCAGCGCTAGTAAGCGCTTTATTTTATAAATAAACAGGAGAAAAAAAATGACTACATTTTTAAAAACATTATATAAAGTTTTACTGGCCGCATCCGGCGCGGGATCGTTGGGGTTTAGTGTAAAATACCTAAGCGATCCCCAAGGGGTTGCGTTAGCCCTTACGGGCGGGGCAGCCATAGCCTCCACGATATCATCAGCGGTTAAAGATAACAACCTAAAACTGTTTATGCGACTAATAAATATTATCGCATGTAATTTTGATAAAGCAAAAAATGACGGCATCATTAACTCTTAATCGCGAGATAAATAGCGACAGGGGGGTACTCGGAACGTTAGCTACTGCCGAAGGCCAAGAAGTTTGTAAAACGTTAGAGCTTCCGTGGCGTAATAATCTACCCAACGTGTCTTGTATTGTACCAGGCACGTACACTCTGATACCTTATACAAGCGATAAGCACCCGCACGCCTTTCATGTAACTGAGGTTCCGGGGCGATCCAACGTCCTTATCCACGCGGGTAACTATGTGGAGCATAGCCAAGGTTGTATTTTAGTTGGGGAGTCGTGGCAGATTATGGGGTGTCCGAAACAGCTGGCGGTTGCCGATTCCCGAAAAGCCTTGCGTAGTATTTTGGAGCAGTACCCCGCTGGGTTTAGGTTAACTATTTACTAAACAATAAAACCCCCCTACTATGGAAATATCTTTAAAGTTAAATATTACATTTAAAGGGGAACCGGCTACATTAGGTAGAAAACCTAAAAGCAAAGATCAAGAAACGCAGACAGAGTCTTTACCTATAATCGCCTTAGAAACACGACATTTGGATTGCTTACATGGCCCCTTTATTTCCGAGCCAATTGCGCCTTTTTTCTTTATCAAAGAGCTGGCAAGAAAAGAAGACGAAGCCCCCGCGCTACTAACGGTTGATCCCCCCACCCCGGGGCTAAGTAAAGTACTCGGCGAAGAAGGCGCTCAAACAGTTTTTACTATAGCGCGAGGGCCGCTAGATACGTTGGGTTTTTTTACCAACCAATCAGACAAATACGTATTGCTTGAACCCCACGAGGGTAGTTCGGTTAAAGGCCCCGTTTTGTCCCGAGCCTTTAACCTTGACTATTTTTTAACGAAAGGCCAGTTGTTTTCGGAAACGATAAAAAACGCCTACCGATCCGCAACGAAATTTAATTTTTATGAGGTGCTAAACTCGAGGCTTTAATTGGGGTAGTTTGCACAACAGATATACATCGGCCGCTCACCGAACACCCGCCGAATTTGTAATTCGCTTAACAGCTTTTGGGGCATTGGGACTTGCGACGCTTTTGGTATATTTATCGTCTGAAAATCGGGGGCAAAAGGGATTTTAGGTATTGTTGCTAGAAAATTTACGCTTGAGCTAGCCTGCTGCCCTTGGCGTTTAGGAAATCGGGTGGGGTTTAAACGAGTGTACTTAGCTATTCCCGGTTTGGTGTTGTTTAGTTTTGGGCTTTTTATCATGCCTTTATTATACCACGTTTTCGGGTAGGTAAGCGAGCCCATAATATAATAGCGCTAGTGCGTCGGCTTCGTTATCATCTTCGGGATAATGGCCGAGCTTGCGAACACTTGCAATGACTTTATCCTTGCCCGCGCTTCCCGTGCCTGTTATAAATTTTTTAATTGTAGTAACCCCCACGCCCTTATAGGACAGCTTACGGTCAAGGCAAAAGCTAGTAAGCACTGTTTTATATCCGCCGTACATGTGGGCCGCGTCCGGGGCTTGCGATTGGCGGACCTCTTCATAAAAAACTTGAACCGTATTTAAATCCACGTCTTTGAAACGCTTAGCTAAAAGCTCCTGTAGGTTTTTACGAAACGTTATGAAGCGCTGATCATACGAATCAAACCGCGTAGGGGCTAATTTAAATACACCCGAATACGTCCGATTGTTGTGCTTAAGCGCCCACCCGCAGGTTGTCCCTAAATCTAATGCTATAACTGATTGTTTATTTATCATGTTTTATTAAAGGCCCAATCAAAGGAGTAAAGGTTTAGTAAAAGTAATTCCTGGTATTGGGCCGCAAGTATGTATTCGGCAGGTTTCTATAAAGCGACGGCGCTTAACAGATGTTGATAAGGCCACGAATAAAGCCCGAACACATACTAGTAGTATAACACACCTTGTCTATTTTTTAAAGCGTTTAGGACGGTATGTACGTTTTTGTGTGTTCGACCAGCATAGAAACTAAGATAACATCAAACACAACTATAAAAAGAGCATAACAAAAGACGACCAAATAGCTGGCAAAATCACCGTTAGCTCTAGCCCTAAGAAAAAACATAACGACCGAAAGATTAAAAGGCAATGCAAATACAAACATAAAAGCCACTAAAATAAAATACTCAAAATCCATATCTTTACTCTCCTATTTTTTAAATCTCTTACCGACCCAACTTTACTGATAACGGTAAATCAGGGTCATCCCTCCAAACCGCCGCATCGGAATAAAGATAAATTCTTGAGAAGTTTCGTAAAAATGCTGATGTAAGCCCGTAAGTGAGAAAATCCGAATTATCGAATAGCCAAACGAGCGGCAGGTTCCAGTGCTTTCCCATAAATTCTTTATCAAATTCCCTACCCCATCTGGGATGGCCGGTGTGAAGGTATGGCTCGCCTTCGTAAATCTCTGAGTTACCGCGCTGAAAAACAGTTGATTGATCGTGGCCATACACTTTTGCACTGTTTTTCACATAAACCCTTGAACTACCACTCGCATAAACACAGGCCGGCTCGGTCATTAGAATCCTTGACCCGCCAAAAACAAAAAATTCCTGCCATTTTTCACTGCTATGGATAAGAACTTGTCCGTCTTCCGTAACTCTTAAATCTCTTACTCGTCGTGTTTTTTCCTTGTCATAAAATATAGTCATTCCTACTCTCCTATTTTTTAAATCTCTTCCCGACCCAACCCTCTACTGATATCGGCATACCTTCGGCCCACGCCGGTATTTGCGACATAATTAGCTCATACTCCCCCAAGGATTTATTAGCATTGTCGGGCACCTCACACACCACCTCGTCGTGTATGTGCATGACTATATCGTACCCGGCAGCCTCTAACCGCAACATCGACTCAGCTAATAAATCGCGCGCAATCGCTTGCGTTATGTTTTCTACCAACTTACCCCCGTAGGTGGATATAGGCACCCACTTAGCCCCCTTCTCTTTCGAGCCCATATAAGTAATCTCGTAACCTTCCCCGCCCCACAACGTCTCTACTGCCCGTAGCTTTGCGTTGCGGTACGTCAAGCTCCTACCACTCGGTAGCTTACAATGTAGATTGCCGTTGTGGGTGAACCAAGTTACAAGCCCGGCGTTAACTGGCAATCCATACCTAATAGCGTTAGTAGCGGCTAACTCGGTGTAGCGCCACAAGTCTCTTATCTCGCAATACACCGAACGGTACGTAGTGATTGCCGACTTTGCTAATTGTTCTGATACCTGCATCCCCCACGACGCGCAAGTCTTATAGAATGTTTTATGCCCCATCCCATAACCAGCACCCAACACAGCCGCTTTACCCAGCTGGCGTTGGTCTTTGGTAACTTCCCCCGCATTAATTTTATATATCTTGGCGGCCATTGTAACATATAAGTCTTCTCCTTTTTTAAACTGATTTAACGCTAAATCGCAATTTGCTAACCAAGCTATGGCCCTGGCTTCAATAGCGGCAAAATCCGCCACATACAGGGACGTCTTGGGGCCGGCGGCTACCATACCCCTAAGGCAACTAGATAATTGCTCCATCGGGGGTGTCTTATGGGCGTTTATAGCGTCAACATCTTTTTTTACAACAGAATCCACAACAGCGTCTATATCTTTAGCCCCCACTGAGCCTTTAGGTAGATTTTGGAATTGAGCCAAGCGCCCGGACCACCTACCGGTTAGGGCTCCGTAGTAAACAAAGGCGTCCCGGATACGGTCACCTTCTGACATGCTAGATTGTAACCGCTCGTACTTAGCCGTAGAAGTTTTGTACTGCGCCCGAATCTCAAGAATCCTTTTTACCTCTTTGTCTTGCACCCAAGTTAAGCAATCAGCTACTGCTTCTTTAGTGAGAGAAGGTAAACTCACGCCCTTGTCGCTCGCCCATGCTAGTATCTTGTCGCGTTGGCTGATAGCTAACCCACCGGTTATTTTTCTAGCTTCCTTATCGAGCTCGTCCGTGTATAGCGCTAAAAGCTCTAACGCATTCTCTACTGCGGTTCGGTCGATGGGTACTCCTCTGTAGTTAATTCTTTGGTCCAGTGCCCACACTTGTTGCTCAAACGCAAAATCCTGCTGAAAACATTTACTAATGGCCTTCTCTGTTTGTACATCCTGTAGGCAATATTCATACAGGCGCTCAAACTTATTGGCATCTTCGACGTACGCTAACCCGTCTTTTGTTTTTCTGGGCTTACACAATTGCAACATGATCGCGCGGCCCTCAGCGTCTTTGCTTTGGTCTAAGCCTAACGCACCTGGCGCCGTTTTTAAATCTCTAGGTACGCCCCATCGGGCGCACAAGGCTGCGGAGCATCTCCATTGTTCTGGTTTTATCTCTGGCCATCCATATTTCTTTACGCCTATAGACTCCCAAAGTGCTCGCTCAAACATAGCATTGTGCGCCTCAACGATCCCGCCCATATCAATATGCAAGGCCACTATATCTGGCAGCTCTGAGCCTATTACTATTTTAGGCTCAGTATCTGAGAAGGCGTAGGCCATGCACAAGATTTCCGTTGTTGGGTCTTGTGCGTATCGCCACGAACCACTGGCTGTTAGGTCGCAATAAGACCTTGTTTCGAAGTCGATATATAGCATGAGCCTAGCTCAACAAGTCTGAATTGTCTGTTGTGTCTTCTTGAGCGTCAAACGCTTGCATAAGCTGGTCAACTTGTGAAGTAGTAGTTTTACCATCGCCCATGGGCTCTCCATCACGGTGCTTTTGCACAGCTACTAAGTAAAACTTAACGCCCTTGTTTCCTAAATGGTCATACGTCCCGGCGTTAGTTAACGCACGGCCATAACACCCCCCATATAATTCATTTCTTCCTTCCTCTGGCGTCATGAGCTCACCGGTTGCGTGTTTTAAAACAGGCGCTTGGGTCTTAGTATCTAAAGATAAGTAAATGGTCCCTGCGTATCCGGGTTTGATCTCTCCTTCTTTGTTAAGGTTGTCGTCGCCGTCTTTAAATGGCGAACGTACATTCTTTGTTTGCGCTCCAAACTTATCAGCGACTAACTCTTTATAAATTGTTTTTAGGGCACTTAAATCTGCGTTTTTATCAAACAACACATCCACGCACCACTTCTCAACCAGGCGCCCATCTAACGTTGTACTTAGTTTATCTACTAAGTATGGGTAGGATAGTCTCCCTACGGGTGTGATTACATTATTTTTGTAACTTTGCTTCTTTGTCATGTCTATTCTCCTAATCTACTAAACTTGTTAACTCTTGTCCTAAACTATAGGCATCTCTTTTATCTGTGGCCAAAACCAAAACTGGCTTTTTCTCTGGGACCATCACATGTTTTTCTACAACCTCCTTGTCTTCGACTAACTTTTCCATCTTGGCTGGCGACTTGAGTTTAATGTCGAAAATATCTAGCCCGTATTCGCTTTGTAATTCGTTAGCGACCGCTTGCTCATTAATCCATTTTCGGGTGGCTCGGCCACCTAACACTAATTTATGTCTCGGAATCTCACAACCTTCTAAGGCTAGATTATAACCGTAGGTTTCCACTGCTGTCAACCAACTCTTTAAAGCCTTAGCTTTTTCTAAAACCGTACCGATATCCGCCGGGGTTAGCTGCTCCACTTGTGGGAGTTCGGTTACGTCGCCGTCAGAATCCGTTGCCGTCACTGCGTTACTTAGCTGATTAAGCTCTGGGCAAACGCCTTTGACTTTACAAAACTGGCACCAGGTACCTTGGTTGTACTCTGGGTTTTCTTTTACTTTTTCGTAGCGCCCTTCGAGAAACGCTTGAAACGCAATCAGCGATCGAGCGGGTACTTGAACCTTGCGTATCGGGTCGCTCTCCATGCGCGGTTGTACAATAGCTACATAAAACTTTTTACCGCACACAATATCCAAGCCCTCTAGCTCGATTGCGCCCAACAAATAATACAACAGTTGTGGGTTGTTCTCTGGCTGCACGCTAATCCCTTTCCCATATTTAAAGTCAATAACAGTGATGGACGTTTTAGCGGAAACAATGGCGTCTGCCGTCCCAAAAAAACGTTCGCGATCTATATCAAGACTGATGCGTTGCTCCACGCGCAACCGACACGTTTTTTTCACATGCCGCCGAACGTACCGCACATACATAGTTATAGCTGCACCCATCTCGTCGTCTACATTACAAAGTGTTTCTAGCGGTATTGTGCCCGCTAAAATCTCAGCCGCAAGGTTATGTGCCTTAGTTCCCTCGTCTGCGTAGGGTTTGCTTTCTTCAAACGTTTTCGCTTGCGAGGCAAGACAAGGTTGGGCCGTACAGTTTGTCCAAATTGTAGCGCTTGACGCTCCAAATAGCGAGTGAGCCGTCACAGTACGCTCGCCCGAAATGAGTTAGCCGCGCGTTTTACTAAGTCGTCTAAAGCCTTGTCTTTTTGGTCAAGTAACTCGTCAATGTAGTGCAACGTCCAGTTCTCGTTTATAGCTAAGTTTAATATCTCGTGTTGGATTTCTACTCTAGCCCCCGGCAGTTTACTTCCGTCCTTGACTAAAAAATGACCATAGGTAGCAACAAAATTATAACAACTGGGGAACGCCCGCTCTTTTCCAAAACCTAACCGTTGTCTTAACCTCGGGCCATAGTGCGCGGCTAAAGTCTCGTCTGGCTCCATGCCTAAAATCTGAGTAAGGCTACTCTTTCTATGGTCAATTACATTCATTTTAAAACCTCCTGTATTCGTCTTTTCTTAAAGAACATTGACCTCATTATGACATGGTCGATGCTATCCTTCACAACCAATACTTGGGCAGTTACTTTATTGTCTTGCCCAATCCGGTGGCAGCGGTCCACCGCTTGGTCCATCTCTCCGGGTACCCAACTGTTTTCTACAAACACGACCGTACTGGCCGCAGTTAAGGTTAGCCCCGTTCCGGCAGCCTGTAGCTGTCCCACAAACACTCTTGTTTTATCGTCCGTTTGGAAACGGTCCACGTGTTCTTTTCGGTTTATAGTGGAGGTGCCTCCATAAACCAAAACCGCGCCCTCCTCTTCAAACGCCTGGTGTAGCCCTTCACACACCGCTTTGTGGTAAGCGAAGACAACAATCTTTTCAACCCCACCAGCCATAAGGTCTTTAATGTGGCTAATGCTTTGGGACAGTTTAGCCTCTCCAAGCTCACGACGCACGGTAGCCATCTCGCCGCTTATGACGGCGTCCGGTTTCTCTAAAATTTTGTTAATGTCAAACAACCCCTCTTGCTTTATGATCTTTTTCGTCTCTGGCGTTTGCTGCATAGGTATAATCTGCACTGTTTTTTTTGGCAACTCAGTTAATACATCTTTTTTTAAACGTCTTAGCATCACCGTGCGTTTGAGTCTATAGTTCAGCTCGTCAGTGCAGCTAGCGCCTTTAACATCAAACCCAAACGGTCCTTCCTTGCCGTTGCAGAATTTATACCCATATTTTTTAAAACTATCATAGGGCTGAACTGTTTCCCGCTTCAGAAATCGTAAGATGCTGTACAGTTCCATAGGTCTATTAAGCATTGGTGTGCCCGTAAGCATCAAGCGCCGTTTTGCGTTGGCCCCTAAAAGAAACGACGCTTTTGCCCGCTTAGACGTCGGGTTTTTTAAATAATGAGCTTCATCGTAAATCACCATATCGGGGTCCCACGCTTTTAGTTGGTCATAGATATACCTTTTTGAAACTAAATCGTAATTACTCACTACTACATTGTTAGTCGTTAAAACGTCCGACTTCCCGGAGGCCACAACTTGGCTTATTAAGTGATCGGACCACAGATCAATTTGATCTTGCCACACGTATTTTAATGACGCCGGGCAAAGCACTAAGATTCGCCGAACCGGTAAATGCCGTAGCGCTTCAATAGCTTGTACGGTCTTCCCAAGGCCCTGTTCATCGGCCAGCAGCAAGTTAGGGTTGGATACTATAGTGCACACCCCACTCTTCTGATAGTCATATAAAAAGTCAGGTAGGACTAGGGTAGCGGGCGGCTTAATGAGTTTGTCTTCAAACATCTGAGTGCTTAAACCCGCTAACTCAGCCGCCCTCATAGCCATAGCCCAGTCTTTAGTTTTCCACGCTTGGTCTCGCTTGGACCACTTCAATCGACACCGGCTCGGTATCTCTTTCCCCTCACGCGTACACGTGTAAACATACTCAGCCGTAATGGTGTTGTAGGTTAGTGTTGGTTTAGTCGATAAAGTCACAGCTACCTCCCTCGCATCGCGGCTTGTCTAGTTGGCGGATACGCTCCTGGCAAATATGTATTATTTTCTCGTAGTCTAATCGCGCTTCGCCAGGCTTACGCCGCAACACCCGTTTAATAATGTCGGCGTCAAACGGGTTCAAGTCGTACTCAAGCCATATATCCCATGGCTGGATTTTTCGTTTTGCGTAGTCCGAGGACCCAATGTTGTGGTTTCGGGTAAGATCTTTCATTATAACAACTCCAAGGTTTCAGTAAATAAAAAAAATATAAATATAAATACAAAATAACAAACTGCCGTCGTCGGCACCGCAATACACAAACGGGCGAGTATATTATAGCAATATCCACCCAGCGACTTATCGTTGCTGTCAAAGTCCGGGCCCTTGAAAACCCACCACACCGCACGGACCACCCCAACCCAAAAAACAACAGTAAATAAACACACTTTAACTAATCCCATTTTTTACCTCCATACAAGCAAGCCAGTACTGCCCCATTTCAAATAGCAACTTCTCATTAACATACTCGAACGCCCAGCCGTTTTTCTTTATCGCTACCAGTACCACCTCATGATCAGCCTGTAATGCCTCACTAGCATACTTTAAAGCATGCCAATCGTTATTCACCGCTACCAGTACCACCTCACGCTCATTACGCAATTCATCACTAGCAAACTCCAGCGCATACCCATTCCGCTTCACGGCTTCCAACACCACCTCACGATCACGCCTCAATTCATCACTGGCAAACCGCAACGCAAGCCCCTTCTGTTTCACCGCTTCCATTACCGCATCACGATCACCCTTCAATTCCTCATTCGCATGCTGCAACGCATGCCCATTCTGCTTAAACGCTTCCATTACCACATCGCGATCCTTCCGCAATTCCGCACTCACATACTGCAACGCCCTGGCATCTTTTCTCACCGCTGTCAGAACCACCTCACGATCACCCTTCAATGCCTCACTCGCATACTGCAACGCATCCCCATTCTTCTTCACCGCTGTCAGAACCACCTCACGATCACGCCTCAATTCCGCACTCGCATAATCCAAAGCCTGCCCACTCTGATGCACCGCTTCCAGCACCACATCACGATCACCACGTAATTCCTTACTTGCATACTCCAACGCCCAGCCCTCCTGCTGCACAGCTGTCAGAACCACCTCACGATCCTTCCGCAATTCCTTACTAGCAAACCGCAACAGATACCCATACTGATTCACCGCTTCCATTACCACCTCACGATCACGCCTCAATTTCTCACTGGCGTGCTGCAAAGCATACCCCTTCTGCTTCACCGCTTCCATAACAACCTCGCGATCACCACGTAATTCCTTACTTGCATACCGAAAAGCATCCCCAGTCTCTTTCCCAGCTTCCAGCACCACCTCACGATCACGCCTCAATTCCTCACTGGCGTGCCGCAAAGCATACCCATCCTGCTTCACCGCCTCCATCACCACCTCACGATCCTTCCGCAATTCCTCACTTGCATAACACAAATTATACCCCTCTGCTTTTACAGCTACTAACACTTCCTTTTTTGTACTATTTTTATTTATCATTTTTTACCTCTTGCAATATTTTTAAAATAATTTCATCATGTCCTTTTTTTGCTTTTTCTAGTGAAGTGTATATTTCTTGGTATAAGTCCCAGTCTTTGTCGTCACTGAAGACCATTGTCTCGAATATTAAAGGTCTTATTCGACTGCGAAACACCCCATGATCCCTCATCAGGCCGATTGTGGAAATTTTATATTTTTTTAAACCACTTCCTAAAACAAATG